CTTCGCCCACTTCAAATAGAGCAATCTCAGCACTGCGACGAGAACTAAGAACAGTCCCAAGCCAATTAACAACATCCAGAATGTCAATGCGAGAAAGCAAACTACCAGCACGGCGATTAAAAATATTGGCAATCGCAAGGTACGCAGTACTGATACTCTCATCGCCAGAAGAAATCCATCCATATCCTTTTAGTCTTTCTCCTGCCGGTCGAATCTGCGAGAAATCGAGTACAAGTTTATTGGCGGGAAATTTATGGGAAACCAATTTCCCAATAGATTTACTCCAAGCTTCGGCGGAGTCACCAATTCGGATTGTCCAGACTCCTGTGTCTGGGTCGTATGATTCGGAATTGTCTTGTTCTCCATTTTTATCTGTACGAGTTGATCGAATGATTTCAATTTCTTCGATAGGTTTTTGGAAGCCAGTGAGCTGTCCGATAATAGGTCGGAATCCTACACCACAGCCCTGCATGAGCAGCCAGAGTACATCTACTACATCGTACACTGTCTCTACATGGGTGAAGCTGCAGTTGAACTGAGAGGCTTCTCGTCGCTTTGCTACTTCTGTACCCCCCAGCCAGAGGGTACGACCAGACATAAGAACCTTACGGTCTAGCATAAGGGAACGAAGCTCTTCTAGCTCGCTTTTAACCTCATAGTGATTTGGTTGATCTTTAGAGGAACGTCCCCACAGCCATGCCTGATGATTGATAACCCGATCTACTGTTTGTTCCCATGTCTCAAAGACTGAGCCCTTCTCGTCCAGAGGGCGATTGTATGTACGACGAGCGATTAGTTGACTGCGGAGTGATGCTTGATTTGTCATAGTTCCTTTATGTTATATTATTGTGCGGCTGCAAAGACATTCTTAGCGCCTTCATTCTTTTTACCACGGCTCCATGTACCACAATCTGTACATTGGAATCGCTGGTACTTACCTGCATTTGTAAAGGAGAAGCCTCGTCGCTGCAGGTGATGTCCACCACAGTTAGGGCAAGCTTCTGCTTTATCTTGGAACAAGCCTACATTGGGGTGATTCTTAATCCAAGGGAGAAGCTTATAATACACGCCCTCGAGAATTATCACATCGTTAATGTTATACTCTTCCATCTCTAGCCAAGCTTCTGGTTCATTGTTTAAGCAACGAATCCACAGCTCATGACCAGCATGTTTTACTTTCTTACCTACCTTCAGGGCACGAGCCACGTAATCAAGCTTATTAGAAGGAAACTTAAACTGAGCCCTAGCAGTACGCAGGAGATCAATTTGCTTATAGGTAGCTGGGGGGAGCATACCGTACAGCAGGAATTCCTTATTAAGAGTGGGAATATCAAAGCGAGCTCCGTTATAATGAATTACTGCGTCTGCTTCCTCTAACAATGCATGGATGCCTTTAAGCATCTTCTTCGGGCCAGAGCGGTTAACAGAATCAAAGAAGATTGCCTCTTCGCCTAGCCACTTAGCTGCCCAACACATAACATAGCCAGCATCTAGAATCTGATTAATAGCTACATTCTGTTGCCACAAGCCCCATACATGTACTACATTCGGTGCTGTTTCAATGTCCAATAAAAGTATCTTCATTCTTAATCCCTATTGTAATTTCGTTGTCGGTGTCTATCGCATCACGTACTACCATAAAATCTACTAGAGCTTCTATATCACTTTCGTATTCATATCCCTCATCAACACCTATAAGATATTGAATCTCTATTGCAGCTTCCTTAGCAAGAGCACAGGACACTCTAAACTGAGGATAGTCTTCTAGAAAAGGTTCAGTCCATACGATCATTTATTCTCCAATAGGGCAGCGAGAGATACAGGGAAGAGGGGGGCTACAAGCTCTTTAATTTTCTCTGCTACGTCCCTAGACTCCTTTTGTGTATGAGGGTCTAGACGAAGCTTAAGCATGTCTGCAAAGGCTCCTAGTGTACCGCTCCAAATCCATTCAGTCATCATGTTCTGAGGCAATACCATACGAGCTTGCTCAGGACATACACCAGAGTCTAGCGCATCTTGATACTCTGCTAGTGCATATGCTGTTGCAGTAATGCGGCCATGCCAGTGAGGAGACCATCCAGACGATTCTTCTGAGCTGCCCTGCTTCACATTATCTGCTTTAGCTCGCCATAACTCAGGAACATAGAACTCAGGCTCATCGTCTACATATCGCCTAGACACTTCATTCCAAGGCATAAACTTATGCTTAACAAGCTGTCGTGCTACGAAGATTGGAGCCTTAACTCGTACAGTAATGAAGCTGTGGTTGAAAGGGGAGAAGTGTTTATGTTTAGCGAGATAGTTTATAAGCTTAATATCTCCTTCCTTAAACTCCTCACTAATCTTCTGGAAGCTAACCCTAGCTGCATTTACTACGCTAAGGTCGTTTCCCATACTGTCTACAAGAGACACTTCAATTTCACTTATTTGCATATATCTTTCTAATCTCTTCAAAATCAATAGGGGCGTAATCAATCTGCTCTACTGATACACAGAAGTACCTATCGTCCTTAACACCATCCTTCATTACATTGTAAGAATGTAAATGACCATGAATGTTTCCAGAAGTCCAGCGAGCTACTGATTCAGGATGGATAGGAATGTGTGTAAGAATAAAACTATCTAGCTTGTGGCTACCCCTAATGTCTTTAAAGTATGGAGTGTAATCGGAGAGTTTAAAAAGGTCATGATTTCCTTTAATCAAAACCTTAGTGCCGTTACACCTGCCTATTGTAGAGATGTGTTGCCTAGACATGGCTACATCTCCTAGAACATACACTTTGTCATTAGGGCTTACCTTCTTATTCCATCTCTCGATAATCTCCTCGTCCATCTCTTCTGCTGTTAAGAAAGGACGAAGAGGATTTCCGTATTGGTTTAAGAAATGGCAGACTCCCTCATGACCGAAGTGAAGGTCAGCTATTAGGAATGTTTTCATATGAAGTCTCTATTAGTTTCTCAAGGTAGTGTTGAGCTTTTAGAAGGTCTTCCATCTTATTCTTGAGACGATGACGAGAAACATACTTAATGATGTTTCCCTCAAGATAGTTCAGGTTATTGCTTATGATGTAGTCCCAAGGTTGGATGCCCCTATCTACATAGTGACCCCCATTAACTTGAAAATCATTTGCTTTTAGTCTAGTCATTAGATCGTCATAGCCTTTCTTAAGATAGTTTGAATCCACGTACACTCATATCCTCTACAAATGCACTCTGTACACCTACACGCTCTTCTAGAGGAAGCTGATTGAAGTAACCAAGCAACAGGGTTACGCCCTTAGGAGACAGCTTCTTATCTCGCATATTATCAACAGCAATGTTAGCCAAGACTACAGCACGATTACGAGTACGAAGAGGCAAGTCTACGACATCGTTAAACAGTTCAAAACCTTTATATTTATCAATACTCATTTAGTAGTTTTTCTTTCTGTGTTTTCTTGTTTGGTAATCCCCTTGTGGCAGGGCTTACATACTACTTCTAATTGATCTGCTTCGCAAAACATGCGAGAGATTACTCCATCCCATGAATCAAATCCTGTAATGGGAACTACTGGAATGATGTGATTTACTTCCACATCTTTAGCGGGAAAGGCTTGCTTACAACAACTACACGTATAATGCTTAGCGAGTCTTCCTGATTTTGGATTTGTCTTGACTCCGACACAAGCATTGTTAAGTGTTTTATATTTAGGAGGCCATCGTTGTGATGCACTTCTCAATGCGGATTTAACAAATGAATTATAACGAGCTACTGTCCATTCACCTCCGTTATGTGGCTTTACTTTGTCTGTCCCCATAGTACTGGCGTACCATCCTCTCTTAGTTTTCTAGTCATATACAGTAGTCTTCCTTGCTCTAGCATCTCTGTGTATCCAGACATGCCATAGGAAGCCTTGTAAGCCCCATAGACGGCCTTTAAAGCCTCATTAGGTGTCTTACTATTAGCTAGGATATTAAAGGCTGCTACAGGGCCGCATTTAGGAAGGCCGGGAATGCTGTCTACCGCATCTCCAGTAAGCATTTGAGAGTAGAAGAATAGCATACCAACTCCTCTAATCTTCTTACGATCAGCACTAAGCTTTATATAGCCTACGTCATCAACGAGTTCCGGACCGAACTGAGGTTGGTTTGAAAGCTCCCATCCATAATGCCATCCGGCAACCTGGAGCAAATCTTTATCTCTCGTGCATATAATGGTCTCTTCTGGTCTATTCGTTTGCTCAATAGCCATGAGGTCGTCAGCCTCCAACCCTTCGGTGACCCTGTAATCATATTTTCCCTGTATGTATGCTTTAATATTAGCGTAATGAATTGGTTTATGACTAGGACGATCTTTATACTTATTACGTTTTGCTATGTCATTACGAAAGTTTGTCTTGCCTGTTAGATACAGGATAGGGGGCTGTGTAGCACCTACCACACCACAGATGTTCCCTATCCTATTATCTAGCAAGTCTGCTACATAGTCGAAAGGGGGATTGTTCTCCCCCTTCCAACCTGTTTCAGCAGCAAAACCTATTTCATATAGAAGCACATCGGAATCTATAAGAGGCTGCATCAATACGGATTGTCGTCGTCTTCTTGCTCTACTTTAGGAGCACGATCTTTCTTAGGTGCAGCTTTCTCAGCTGGCGCTGGCTTACCACCACCCTCTAAGGCTTTCTCAAGAGGGCTGCCCTTGTATGTTAGGTTGCCCTTGATCTTAGTCTGAATCCATTCAGGGAAGCTTGCAAACACTTCTACATCAGGAGCATCCAAGTCAAACACCTTAGCAGGATTCTTAAGCGGGTCACACTTGTCAGCATCTTTAGGACGCATAGCAGCAATGTTGGCTACGTTAGTATAAACCTTCTCACCTACAACATTATTGACTAGCGTGACATTGATGGGAGTATCAATGCCGCGACTAAAATCTCCATCAAAGGCTCCCGTTGGGTCAATTGCATTATAGCGTTGAGTGCTCTTGGCTTTATCTGCGAACAGGCCGTAGAAAGGAAGAGTCTCAGAAACCCACCGTGGTTTGTCTTCAATGTCATTACCTTCCTCGTCTACCATGAAAGCATCTACCAACTCATATGTAAGCATAATCTCTTGTGCAGGAGGCTTATCCTTACCGAGATATGGACGCTGTGGCTGCAAACCCAAGTCAATCAACTGAACCAGTCGAGCAGGATAAACACCCGGCTCTAGTGTAGCTTGTTCTACACGATTAGAATTATTACCGCCCTGTACCTTCTTAGCGTTCAAGCCCATTTATTTATTCCTTAGTTGTAATATAAGTTTTAAAAGTCAATACGAAGTCTGTACGATAGCCATAGTTCTCACCGTTAGCCAGACTAATCTGAAAGAATGATTCAGATACGTTATAGAACATAATGTTCTCAAACAGTTTTGTCTCTACTTCACCGAACTCGTCAACATATTCGAGATAGAGATTTTGAATCTGTGTACCCTCTCCCATTATTCGAACTCCACATATCGGCAAGCTTCAATGTAAGATTCGATAAGGCGGCTTTGCTCAAACTCAAGCTCTTCTATCTGAGTACCGAGAGAGTCAATGCGATAACGAAGAACATCAACGTAATCTTTGGCCTCTTGTTTATTAGTGAATTTCATACCAGTTTTTTCCTATTTTGCCTTGGCCTATGTGTGGACAAGGAATTTTGTAGAAGTCTCCAGCCCAAGCAATCGCTTGTTCAGAGATTTGTTTTACATGCTCTGCTATTTCTTTACGGCATTCAATTGTGAATTCATCGTGATACCAGCAGACAAATCCATAATCCCTACCGTAAACATAGCCAGCTCGTTCCATTTCTTTATTAGCTTTATTGTATGCAGCGGTCATCATAATAGCTTCATCTGATTGTAATAGATAAACTAATATCTGATGCTCACTAGCAACCTTAATAGGTCTTCCATCAAGACCTGTAATATATCCGTCATAGTGCTCCATCCTGTTGAATTGAGCGTTATAACGTTTCTTAGCAGAGTCTTTCCATTCCCTATTGAGACGCTCTAATAAGTTTCCTAATGCTGGTAATCCCTGTAGAAACTGGGCTTTAAGACGTTTACCGTCTGCTGATGTACCCTTAACGATCTTACCGATCTTAGCGTCACCAGCACCAAATAGAAATCCATAGAAAAATGTCTTAGCATCATCTCTACTATCTAATCCTGCTGCCCTCATATTTACTGAATGAATATCAGAACCATCGTCCTTATTACCATTCAGCACGTTATCAGTGTATACAGGATCATTCATTCTACCGCACAGCATACGAATCTGACAAGCATCCGAGTCTGTTCCTACTACTACAAAGCCCTCCCTAGACGTAAACATCTTACGCATCTGCTTCCCATAAAAGCTTTTTGCTTGTGGAATGTTTACAATGTTTCTATGGGTGGCTCGTCCAGTGACTGCAAGTGTATTGACAACACTCGCGATTCTCCCGTCGGGTCTAATGAGACTTTGCAAGCCGTTAATAATGCTATGCCGTTGTCTACATTGAACTCTCTTTGCAACAAGTTTACCAACTTTGCTATTGATTCCGTCGAAAGGGTCATCCTTTGACATCTTGGGGCTTGTTC